CCACAGGACCACCTTTATTTCTTTTTAAAACACCTCTACCTACTAATACATCCTTTTTAGTGACTTTCCCATCACCCGTTAAGTCGGGAAATTTGCCTTTCTTGGGTTTACTAGCAGAGCCACCTTTGCTAAGTTTCTTGACCATACCGCCACCACGCATTTTCTTAGCCATTCCACCTGCACGCATTTTTTTGACAGCACCACCTGCTTTCATTTTCTTCATCATGCCACCACCACGCATTTTCTTAACCATACCGCCACCACGCATTTTTTTGACAGCACCACCAGACTTCATCATAGCCATTTTTTTACGAGGACTCATTGCCATTTTTTAATCTCCTATAAAATAATTCACGTTTTTGATAAATTTCATCACTATTATATTCATCTTTATAACAGTCATAATACCCTAATTTCTTAATTTTTTCTGCTGATTCTTGCAATTTTGTTAGTCTTTGAACAAAAATAAGACCATATTCTTCATCAACTAAAGGTTCAAAACTTTCCCCTTCTAAATTATCATTGTCATCTCCCTCTGGGTGAAAGCCCATTAGCCACATATCTTTATCAATAAAAAACCCTTGGGATATGGCATCATTTAATTGTTCTAAATATTCGTGGAACTTTTCATACTTATCATAGGCTGTATCCACTAAAATAATTAAATCATACCTATCATCAAAGGTAGATATAAGGGTATATAAACACTGATAATCTTTGTCATGCTTGAAAACAATTCCTACTTTATCTTTGTCCCATGCTGCTCGTGCGTAAGGACATGCAGGAAGATTATTAAAAGCTTTGTTCTTTTTTTCTAAAACATTCGCTGACCATCTACGAATCTCAGCTTCAATAAGCTTTTCTTGAGGTGTTCCAAAAGGTACGGCTGTCATAAGTATTTCGTCCTTTTTCTTCTGTCATCCATTACAGCACCACACCCTTTATTCATTCTAGAGACGCAACCCCCTTTACTTAACTTTCTTACTTTAGCTTTTGGAGTATTAGCTACAACCGTTTTACCTTTACTGCCTTCACGTTTCTTTTTCTTTGCAGTAGACGCTCTTTCGCTCTTACTTAAACTTTGAGCTTTTGCTCTAGGTAAACAACGATCTGGATTCTTTTTATCTTTGGAAGTACCACATTTACCTTTGATATTTCCACTACTATCTATTCTTACCCAATCTTCTTTAAGCCATTGTTTAAGCTGACCCACGCTTTTTCCTTTTGCTTTTCTTAGCATAATTTGGGTCTTTACAATACTTTGACGCAGCTAGATTTGCATACGCTGATGGGTAAGTGTCAAAAGTTCTTTTTGCCCAAGCTTTTCCAGAAGGACATATTTTACCTTTTGATTTTGGTTTTGATCGCACCGCACCACCTTTTCCTAATTTAACAACACATTTCATAATATTTTACCTACTATTTCTAAAATTGTACTTGTGTGTGGAGTCATAAATAAAATAACTATAATAGCCATCCATTTAAAATTATTAACTCGTTTGTCTAATTTATCAAAACGTGAATCTAACTTTTCTAAAGTAACTTGAATCTGCTCATACCTTTTATCGCAAGATGCTTCATGTTTTTCTAATTGTCTTAAAACTTCTTCAGGAGTCATATCATCACCATTTTACTTTATTAGCCCAATAAGCTGCTGAACTCTTCCCTTTAGCAATATTTTTACCATGTCTTGCTTTAAAAGATTTACGTTTAGCTTTCATACGAGCTGATTCACCTTTTTTAGGCTTACCCGCAGTACCTGACACTTTCCCAACTTTTTTACCTTGTTGTCCAAAACGGATAATTTTTTCTTTCCCGTCATAACAAGATTTTACTATATGAGATTTTTTAGGGTGCGAAGGGGTACGCCTTGGCTTATTGCAAGGCATACTCTTTTTATTTACTTTTTTTGCCACTTAATTAAGCAAAGAATACAGTAACACCATCACAAGCAGTTAAATCTAAATATACATCTGTCTCAAACAATATTCCATTTTCAGGAATATTCAAAGAATGTACATCGCTTGTGGTGTAAGTTAAGGATAGCTTTGTTGTGCCACCAGAACCACCGTCTTTTAAAACTACTGCAGGGGAACCAGAGCCAGAAGTGTGAACAACTAATTGTTTTACTCTAGCCCTACCACCAAAAATAGTTCCATCAGAAGTTCTAGTTACGGCAATTACATCAGATAATGCCATGAGTTACTCCTTATGCAGTTGGTGAATCGGAACTAAGACCAAAAAATTTGAGTGCAACAACGCCACCAGCACCCGCTGTGCCAGAGATTACAACTTCAACTTCATCGGCTGTTTCTGTAGCAGCAGTAGTTGTGCCACCAGACATTCCTAAAACTCCATTACATGGGAAAAAACCTTTAAATCCTGTGCTATTAATTGCAACAGTAATACCATCAACATAGCCATCAGTATCCGCATCAGTGCCAATATCAACTAGGTTTACCGCATTAGCTGCAGCACTTGTTACAGTAATAGCAACTCCCATTGGTATAAAATTAGAAGGTATACCGATAGAAGACTCTTTGTGATCTGTACCTGAAGCAGCAATAGTAATGCTTGTTGAGTAAGTAGACAAAGTCATATCATTAGTTAATCCACCTGTAGTTGAATTTTTAATAATAGTTTTAAATCCATTTTCAGAACGAACTGGACCATTAAATGTAGTGTTAGCCATCATATTTCCTTTTGTAGAAGGTTTACCTTTGTTATCTCTACAACGTCTGCTAGGTCAGTTAACAAAGAAAAAAATCCTAGAAAATAGGGGGTTTTTACACCCCCTGATTTGGTTATGCTCCAGCAGTACCAAAAACTGATCTCCAGTCAGATACACCAAAACTGTATCTTTCTCTAGCTTTAAACCTCATGTTTCCTGTATCAAAATCGCCTTCCATGGCAGTTCTGATAGGAGTTCTTTGGAATAATTTAAAGCCGTTAGGAGCGTCAGTCTTAATGAAGTAAGCATCTGTGTCAGTCAAGAAGTGGTTTACAACCGCTCCGTCAGGTAACATACCCATTGACTTCATAGCGTTTAGATCATTGTCTGCTGTTCCCGATCTTAGAGTAGAGTTTAAAACTCTTTCAGCAATAAATTGCAACTCTTTAGGAACAATTAGTTTTGTTCCTCTAACCGCAATCTTTAGACCTCTTTCGTCTGTAAGACCAGCAATATCAATCAACATTTGCTCAAGTGAAGTTTCATTCAAATCAGCAGCAGTAGATAATTGATTTCTTTGGTTACCAGACAAAGAAGGGTGAGCAGATGAACAAAGAGCAGCACCGTCCCCAACAGGGAAAGTAGTATCAAACGCATTGTTTAAAATTGCTGCAGCTTTAATCTGCTTTGTTTGTGACATTGAACGAGCAAGGGCTTTTGTATATCTAGACGCAAGTCTGTCATACAAGTTATCCTCAATTGCTTCTTCAGTGATACTGAAAGCTAATGCAATTGTCTCGTGTGTATATCTAGAGGTGTAAGTTTCTTGTGCATCGTCAAAAGATATAGCACCACCTTCACCTTTAACAGGTGCGGTGCTAAATCCAGAAAGCATTACCTCTTCCTCGAAAGCACGGTCTGAAGACTCTTCATCAAAGATTTCAGCGTGTTCGTTATCGTAGCGATCGTACTCAAGTCCAAATAAGGCATTTAGACCCGGCTCCAGCTCTTTCGCTAATTGTGCTCTTGAAATAGCCATAGTTTATCCTTTCCTAAATACCAGTTGAATCTGCTGTAGTCTGTGAATCAGAACTAGAAGCAGGTGAATTAAAGTGGAAGTTAAATCGTACTACAAAGTTAACACCCGCTGCGTCATAGTCAAGATTAGCTATATCTGTAGTTAATCCGACAATTCTCATAGCAAGAGTTGCTGTTGTAGCAGCTGTACTAATATCTAATTGTCCAGTAGAACGACCATTATCTGTAGAACCAGAAGTGGCTGTAGCTAAAGAACAGTTAGAAAATACGTCAGCTAGTGCTGTTGCTCTGTTTGTAACAGACTCATCAGCAGCTACCATATATAACTGATTAGGGTTGTCAGAAACAAAAGCTTTGACAGGAAAATTTGTGTCAACGCTTACGTTATTAGACCCCGGCCAATAATTTTTGAAAACAGTCTTCTTAGAAGCTGAATCCACATACTCAACGCCCATTAGGACACCTAAAAATGGAACAGTACCACCGTTTGCATTACCAACAATATCAATCACACCTGCCGCTAAAGGTATTACAGGTGAATACTGATAAATAGCATTTGTATTGTCGTTTGCAATTTCATACTGAGTTACCCCAGTTGAATTTGTTGCACTGCCATTTAGACCTATTGGACGAAGACCAAAAGATGTATCTTGATTTGCCATTTAAATCTTCTCCATAAATAAATTAATCTTTTCGAGCACCCCCAAAGGTAACTCGACTCTGACGGTCAGGTTTACTGATCGTCATGGTTGAATGTGCATTTTCTCTCATCATATCTTGGTCAACAGCGTTTTGTTGGTCTGTATTTCGTTGTGCAAAATAATCAGTCCTTTCTTTCACTGTATCCAAAGGTATACGAGCTAAAACTAATCCGCCAACACCGAAAACCCCTTCAAATTTCCCTGAATCAATTACTGGAGCTTCAAAATCGGGATACTCATCTCTTCGAACAAGTTCATAACCTTCTCGAATTCTTGCAGAAATATTTTTGCGGTCATCAAAACCTCTTACTTCTGCTCGTATCCAACGATGTTTAAAACCCTCTGGTGCAGGGGGAGCATCCAACATTGATGGTGGAGCCCATGGTTTTCTTTTGGCTGTCTTTTCTCTAGAAGAATTCGTTCTAGGAGATCGTGCTATCCCTTCAAATTTTTTTGTATCTGTCTTTGCTGTCATATTATATCTCCTTAATTTCTAACGTATTTTGCGTATTCTTCTAACGGCACACCCAACTTTTTGGCTATTTGCACTTGGCTAGGGGTGAGTCTAACCTTTCGATTGCGTCCATTAGACGTTGGTGCAGTCGATGAACGAGAAACTCCCGCCACAGACTGAGTAACTTTTCTAGGTGATGTCTCGCTTTCGACATTACCCTCAAATTCTCTTGGAAACCTATCTTTAAGTCTCCTATCTAACTCATTATAGTATTCATCAGACTTGCCGTCAAATCCTTCGTCCTCAATTAATCTTTTATGAATACCAAAAGCAGCATAAGTCATTGCTTCATCTTGACCAAACCATTTATTCCTAGATGCCCAATCTTCAGCTTTTGGATCAGCTTTTTTAGGAGCTTGTTGCTGTTGAGTTTGAGGTTGTTGATAAGTAGGTTGCTGTTCTTCTTGTTGCTTTTCCTGCTCTTCTCTTTGTTGTTGAGCAACTTTAGCTTGATCGTATCTATCTTTAGACACCGCAAGTTGAGTAAGTCTTTGTTGAGCAGAAACAGTAGCGTCCGCATCCCCAAGCTCTACCGCTCTTTTTAAATCAGCTTCAACTTGTTTTTGCTCTACTTCTAAACGACCACCGTATTCGGTCATATAACCTTGGTCTAAACTTTTGAGCCTTTGTTTGATTTGACTCGATTCGTCTTGGACTTGTTGAGCGTAACGTATCGCTTCTTCCCTCTGCCTTTCAGCTTCACGCATTTTTTTCGTAAGTTTATTAATGCGATTCTGAACAGAGTCTGTATACTGATCGTGCTCATCTTTCTTTTGAGGTTTTTCCACCTCAACTTCAGGTTTCTCTTTAGTCTGCGACTCAATCTTGGTAGTTTTTTTAGATGTCTTCTCATCTTCTTTAATTTCAACTTCAGTGTCTTCATTTGTTTCCAATTCCAACTCTACTTGTTTATCGTCTGTCTGTATTTCTGCCATTTTCTATCCTCTAAAAGCTAACAATATCATCAGGGTTTTTAATTGATGCTAAAACCTCATCATCATTTAATAATCTAACTTCCCCACCATCTATACGGAATCTAGAACCTGCGTATCGAGGAAAGATAATCCAATCTTTTTCTTTACACCATCCTCCGTTGGGAAATTTTTCTTCGTCTTTATAAGCTAAGTTTCCTAGCTTTAAAACATAACCAACCACAGTTTGTATCTGTGTATCATCTAAAACTTGTGTTGGAATATGTAAACCACCTTCTGTCATGGCTTTACCTCTGTAAGGTAATACCAAGATACGCCATCCAGTTGGACTAGGCATACGCTCTAAAAGACTATCGGTAACTTCAGAAGGGTCTAGAACGACTTCTTCTTTAGGTTTATATAGGGGTGTTACGTTCTCTTTTTTATCAGTCATCAAATTGCTCCTGTTTATCCAGCAGGCTCGAGAGTTCCTGCGAAAGGTAATTTAATGCAGTAAGTTCACCCATAAGTTCCCTATACTGCTCCATGTTTTTGACTCCATTGTGTTCTAATACATCTAAAACACTACTTCGTCTTTCTTTTATCTTCTTTTGCACAAACTGTACAAAGTCAATTTCGCTCATATCAGAGTATTCTTACAATAAAAGATAAAAGAATACCATATCTTATACTAAATTGGAATTTATTTCAAAGTGTGGACCATCAATAAATGGTCTTTTACCTTCTTTTCTCCTTGTATCAATATAATCGTTCATTGCTTCTTCCATAGTACCTTCCCAATCAGCAATGTTTCTAATATGCCAAGATGCTCCCCAAACAATCGGTACACCATATTCAATGGCTCCTTGTTTCATCGCATCAGCAATATCATCATAAACTTTTAGTTCCCAACACCCTCTTCCACCAACATATGCCATCAGATCAACAGCTAAACCTTTTAAGTGTTTACTGTTCATTGTTTTTGACGCACCCGCTGCTACAAGCTCCTTTTGTTTTTCTAGTGTTCTAACACCTTCAATAACACCAAAATCTACTTTGGTAACACCTATAGCATACTTTACGACTTTGATTAAATCTGGGTCTACATTATCTAATCGATCTAATGATCGTTGTGATAATTTAAAACTCATTTAGTTAATCCTTTGTTTTTTTCAAAAGTTCTTAATCCACCTAATCCCAACATACCTAACAATACCGTCATCAAACTATCCATATCAAACTTAGGTAATTGATCTACCGTAAATGTTTCTGTTGGAAAACTTGCTAAAATAAAAACAACAATAGGGTAAAGAATAAAATGATAAGCTAACGCCACACCACATACCCAACCAATAAATGGTCTCCATCCTGCAACAAAAATACTGCGATGCTGTGCTTCTGCTTTATTGACATCTACTTGTGCCATATTGCTTTCATGGGCATGTTTTTCTGCCATTGTAGCAATATCATGGGCTAATTGATTCTTTTGGTCTTTATCTTCGATAAATTTATCCAACAATCCTGCCACGGGACCGATCAAACTTTTTAACATGTTGTCTCCTAGAAAAAGGGTAAGAATCCACCTATACCTGAACTAAAAGAACCCTGAAATGGATAACCATAAACAGGTGGCATATAGCGATTCATCATTTGTTGTTGATAATATTGGTTTTCTTTTGGTAAATACATTTGTGGGTAGTTACCATAAAATGAGGGCTGTTGAGTATTCTCTTGATTAAATACTCCTGTTTGTAAACTACCTAACTTATCTAATCGGTTATTTAGTCCAGAAAACTTATCTTCCAACGAACCTAACCTTTGCTCCATTGTTTGTTGGGGTTGTGGCATCTGTGGTTGAGGTATTTGTGGCTGTGACATCATCGGTTGATTTACCGTTGGCATCTGCATGGGCATACTAAATTGTGGTGCTAAATCCATTATCGTGACCTACTCATATACGCTGTTGCTCCAAAGTAAAAACCTACAATGGAGGCTTGTCCTAAATAAAATAATCCTAATAAATCAGCTAATGCTGATACTCTTGTTTCTGAAACAAGAGGTAAAAATAACAAAAGGGTAAAAGCAATCATACTACCAATGGCTGTCCAAGACATCTGTTTTTGAGCGTGGCTTTTCTCTTCTCTTAATTCAAGCTCTATCATTTCCTTTGACTTTGCTATTTCTGCATCGTCCACTGTGCCATCGTGATTTAAATCAAACTCATTGTAGCGACTTTCAGGCTCTAGTTTTTTTACCATTCTTCTTTTTTTCCGCATTATCTAATGCAATAGCTACAGCTTGTTTTTGCTTATATCCTTCTCCAATAAGTTTTTTAATATTCTTACTTATCGTTTTTTCCGATGATCCACTCAATAAAGGCATCTATTTTTTTCTCAACAACTAGTATAACGCCCAGAACGGAGAGCAGCACCCATTCCTCGCTTTTTTCCAGTAACTTTCTTACCGACTGCCGTATTTGGTGTAGCTTCTTCGATACATTGTGCATAGGGTATTGATCCTTGTCCTTGAATTTCAGCGACTTTACTTGGAGCTGGTGGCTCTTGTATTGGTGCACCTAAAATTTTAACTTTTGACATAACTATTTTCCTTTATTTCGTTGTTTAATCATTTCTCTTTGATTGGTAGCTTGTATTCTTTCTCTGGCAATATTTGTTTGACTATCTATTCTTTCATCAAACTGCCTAGACCTTTCTGCCATCTTCTGTCTTTCAAGTTGAATCTTCGCTTGGTCATTTAAAGCATCTGCTTGAGCTTGTTGCTGTTTAATACCTAATTCTTGCTGTTTTAGAGCAACAACAGGGTCAGCACCTTGCTCTCCACCACCTGCAATCTGTGCACTTAACATCTTCACATTCTGCATTTCTTGAGCAATAATCTGTGCTGTCATTGCTTCATACTCAAGCATTTGATCTTCCGTTGGAGATAAACCTTGATTTTGTTGCATGAACAATACCATTGTCTGCTCTTGTGCTTTAAGTTTAGCATGTTCCATAACGTGCTTTTGTAAATCAATTGCTACCTTTGGACTAGCTAGTGCTAATGGAGAAGAACCAAAAACTAAGTGTGCCATAATGTGAGCATCGTGATCTTGTCCTTCAAAAGCTTTTAACTCTGTGTTTTCTAGTGCATCAATATTTTCTTGAGCAGGGTCTTTTGGTATTGGCTCATCTGATGACGGTGCTCTAAGAATCTTATCAATATCTCTGACACCTAATGCTTCGTACATTCTTCTGAAAGCTTCGTACATGTTATGTAATTCAGGTGCTTGAGCAGCTAATTGCATTTGTGTTTGAGCTAAAGCAATACGCTGTGCTTGAGAAAATATATTTGGATTTGAAACAGGAATAATATCTACCCTATCATCAAAGTCCGCTGCCATAACAGACTGCTCTGCGTTTTCAATACTGTAAGGATATTCTTGTGGTAAATACTCAGACATTACTTTTGCAAGAAGTTTAAACTCTTGTTTCATTGCATAATGTAATCTCTTATGTATGGCACTCATAACTCTTGTGCCTTGCTCTAACATTGCAACAGTTGTACCAACGGCTGCTTGTTGATTACCGTCTCCTACCTTTAAATCAGTAATAGTTGCAAATCTTTGTCCTGCTTGAACCACAAAACCAAGTAATTGGAACAGCGTTGAATCTGGTCCCTTAAATGGTAAGGGCATCAAGCTATCACGAATCGCTCCACCGGGTGCGTCTACATCTCTAAACTCACCAGGCTGTAGTGGGTCACTATCATCTCTAATACGAAGTCCCCGAGCTTTGAATCCTGCGGGTAGATTTGATAACGTACCTGCATCTATGAGTTGTCTCAAAGCTGCTGTGGCAGTTCGGGAGAGTCCACCAATGGTATGAATTAAACCTAATCCATAAAATCCAAAGCCGGGAAGAAACTTGTAATGCACAAAATACTGTATCTTTCTCTTTTGTGGATCATCCTCTTTGTAGTTTCTTCTTATTGATAAAATTTGACCATTGTCTTCACTTACTGTGACAACATATGGCACTTTAATTCCTGTTGGTTCTCCATCCTCGTCTCTATCTTCATAACCTTTGAGGTCTAAATCAACATGACATTCAAGCAATGTACAGTCATAGTCAATATTACTAGGCTGAACGCCATCAATATAATCAATTTCATTGGACACACTATCAGTTGGGTTCTGTGCAGGATGCACGGGAATATCTCTGTAAAAACCACTAATTTGTTTCTTACGAAGTTCATTTAAATCCATTCTGACAACTTGCGTAATATTTGGGCAAGTATCTAAATCATTAGCTTCATAAGGCACAACTAAATGCTCGGCTGGAACAAACTTACTAACTGCTCTTTCCATTCCGTCATCGTAATAAACTTTCTTGAAAGTTGATCCTGCCAATGGGAGATAAAATAACATTTGGTCAAACTCTGGAGTATATTCTTCCATGACATTAGTCATATAGAAATTCATAAACTCTCGAACTCTTTTAGCCTGTTCTTCTTTCTCTTTAGTAGGAGTCCCCATAATGGTTGTCCTAACTGGACCCATTGGAGGTAATAATTCATTAAATGCTTGAGCTTGAAACTGTGTGGCAGCTTCAGCTAACAACGGATGTGTTACCCCTGTTGCTCCTCTAAAAGGTTGTGTACGCTCTTCGTAATTAAATCCAAGGAGTTCTAATCCATTAGCATACGCATCTTCCCAATCTTTACGAGAAGACTTGTTTGCGTCATACTCACTGACTAAATCAGAAGATAATCGACCTAATTCACTGTCATCGAGTTCTGTTGCAAGGTTTGTGTAAAACTCTCCAGTCATTGGATTGTTTTCAGCAGTAGGGTCTAAATCAATTGTTACACCACCGTCTTCTGTCATTTCAATTTCAATGCCGTCTGGAATGTCGGTCTTAAATGTTGCAGCAGGCATCTCAATTTCTAAATCTGTTTGAGCGTCCTCTACTTTTGGATCGTCAGTAACTCTTTCTATCAAAGATACTGGTGGTGGGCTTTCTGCCATACCTATTTTCTCCCTCGTGTATGTCCCCTAATTGCACAACCGTCAATAGAGTTTTTCTTCTTTCTCTTTAAAGAAATTTCTCCACCCCTTGCTTTTTCAACAGGTATTTTTTGTAACTCATCGTATTTTTCAGCGTTTTCTCTAGTTCCAATACCCGTATAATCAATAAAAATTTCTCCTGTAACAGGGTCAACAATTTTTACTGGTTTAATATATCCACCCTCTAAATAAGGGTCTTCTATAGGTTCTGCTGGTGGAGTCTCAATCTTTTTACTTTTTTTGCTCATAATTTGTCCTTATATTCTATACCTATATTATTCTATATAAACATGTTTCTTGCAACAGAAGACAATGTTACCACACCTTGTGGCTGTTTGAACATGTTTCTCGCAATATGGTTCAATGATCCTACCCCACGAACCTCGCCACCGTCTTTGAATTTATACATAGTCAATTCATCAGCAGAATCAAAATTAATGTCTGGGTATTTTGCAAAAATTTCTTCTAAAGCTTCTTGGTCAAAAGAATTTTCTATTCTAGTTTCAAAATTACCTCTTGATACAACAATTCCCTTTTCAGCTAAATGATTAAATAGCTCTACAGTATCTCTCATAACACTTGCTTGGCTATCTCTTTGATTTTGTTTTCTTAATTCAGGTGGAAATATAAAGTTATTATCCCCTATTCTATTGTTTTTAGTGCCTAAAAACTCTCCTGAATCCATTTTCCACTTACCATCACTACGACCTGACTTACTAATTTTTATGGCAAAATAAGGTTCTAAATTGTCTTTAGACATAAGAACAAATAATTTTTGATCTGGTCCTATAATTTGACACTGACTTCCTATACAATTTTGTAGTTTTTCACCAATAATTGACGCTTTTACATTTCTAACTACATCTTCTTTAGTGTCATGTCTAAACGAATAATTCCCCTCTATTTCAGCTTCAAAAACATCTTTTGCTGGTTTAATGCCTTTGTATCTTTGATAAACATATTCTGCACCAGTTACAGGGTCTATTGCTGTATAAAATTTATCCCCTGATCTTGAAGTCATACTACCCTTTGTATATTCTCCACCACCTTCATTAATTTTTTCTACAATCTCAATTGCAGAATCTTTTTCTTTTACAAAAGAGTTAAAAGAAGTCAAATCATCATCAATTTCTAACCACGACCTTTTACTACCTTTTGTAATGACATTTAAAGGATTGTTTGCTTTTTTTATTTTGTAATAATCTTTGCTTAATACTCTGGTTGGGGAGCGTTTTAATCGCTGCTCTGCTCGAAGAATAATATCAGAAGCTATTTCATCAAAAGAAGAACCCTCTAAATTTTTTTTATTTTTTGCTGCATCTTTAAAAAAAGAATAAATGTCTACGTCTTCTACTCCAAAAAAAGCTTTAAGGTCAGAAAAAATAGAATCTTCAAAGGGATCATCAAAATCACGCTCTCTTATTGTTGATCCTTTAGTCAATCCTCGTTCTAAAGGACTTAATTTTGTGTCTTTTGGCACACCTTCTGGGAAAGACTTCATTAATCTTTCTTGTTTTTTTACTAAAGACTCTCTCACATTTGGATTTATTTTTTTATATATTTCACCAAAAGAAAGTCTTTGTAGATTTTTTAAAATGTTACCCATTTGATTAACGTCTTCTGGTGCAGAAACCAATCTACTAACAAAATTACCCGGGAAAACTTGGTTTTTTAAACCATAAACACGCCGACCTTCATCAAACATTTTTTCTAGAATATCTGACAAATCTTTGTCATAAGGAATATCAGGAGGAGTAAGAGTTGTCCTTACCTTTGAAATTACAAGTTCTTTATCTTTATAGTTATTTGGTTCAAATTCACTAAAATACTTAGGGTCGTCAAGGCGGGAATACTCAGACCTTTCTCCTCGTATTGGATTATCAACAGTAGTAACCAAACGAGTATCTCGGTAAGTG